CGTAGGTATCATCAATGTACTTTTTGAGCTCATTGATGATACGGTCTTCACTATACTTGTATTGAATAGTGGTTGTCTTCAATTAATAATACCATCCAAGTCAAAGAATTTATTTAAAGAAGCAGAAGTATTATTTTCTTTATAATCAATAAGTTTTTGATCATTCACACCAAAAATAATCAACTCACCCTCATCTTCACACAGATTGAATACATTAGCTGGTAAAGCACCAACAAGTTTAATTGGAGAATCTGTGAATTGTTTACCATTAAAGAATCCAAAACTTGTTTGTGATAATTTTAAATAATATTCATCAACAAAATCTAATACTTTATCAACATAAGATTTTGCTACATCTTTTCCTTCTAATTTTCCAGTATGTAAGACAATATGAATTTCTTTTCCTGGATTTTTTTGTGCTAAAGCAGCGGCGCTGAAAATAGCTTTAGATGGGAAATCAGATGATACTACATGATATAAAACATTTTTAGTATTTACATATCCATTCACATTCAACCAACTTTCACCTTGTTTATCACTCCAAGCAATTAGTTGTAATCCAGCATTTGTATTACCCACTTGTTGATGTATAGTGGAAGCCATTGTGGTAATTTTAGATTTTGTAAAACTTTTAGCATTAGTTTGTAACCAAGATTCAATTGCATCATAGTTTGCTTCTAATGTACCACGATCAATTTTATTCACACCAATTTGAACCCAATCTTCTTTTAAATTATAACCAGCGGGAGCAGAATCTTCATTAGCTTTTAATCCAAAATTTTCAATTGCATCATCTTGTAGTGTAGGTGAATTTTCATATTCACCAACAAATCTATATACATTTACAATTGCATTTTTATATTTGTACTCATCAAAAAGAATCATTAATCGTGTTCGGCCTTCAATTGGTATTAGTTGACCATTTATAGAAACAACACAAATTGGTTTTAATGCCAAGTTCCATCCAACTGAAATACTGTGTGCAAGTTCAGTTTTTTTGTGATTTAGACCATTTTTTCTAATTGGTTGTTTACTACCAAAACCATTCCTAACAATCGTAGAAGATCCTGTTAAGATAGTTTTAGCAAATTCAAGGCCTTTTGGTAAAGTATTTGTTGTACCATCATCTGCTATATAAAATTCTGGCGAAGCATCTTGGTTTATAAAAGATTTTGCTGTAATTAAATCTTCTTCACTAAATGATCCGTGTTTAACAATACGTTTAATCAAATTCATAATATAAAATAACTCCTATAATTTACCAGTATATTGTGCAACAGCAGGCATGTTACCACTAAAGGCGTATGTGCCGATGTGTTGCGTTTTCATCCATGGGCATAGATAGATTGTTCCACCCATCTTGCGCCACATTTGACAGAACATATAATCTTCGGAAAGATATCGTTCTGAACCACCACCTGTGATACTATCTTTTGTATCGATAACAGTATCAAAGTAAGCGTGAATATAACGTGTACCATCAAAGTTGGCTTGGCCAACATGATCTGGTTTGTATTTGATAGATGGATATTCGACTTCCATTTTCTCAAACACTTCACGTTTCACCAACATGAAACCTGTACCAATTTCCATAACTTCAAGAGGTTCTGTTACTGTAAATTGTGATGTACCTTTTACAACATTGAAAACGTATTCGCCTACAAGTTGTTCAAGTTCTCTTGGTTCCATATCAGGATGTGAGCGAGCAGCTGCTGCAACATTACCCCAATTGATTGATTTCTTAGGATAAGGTCCGCCGATAACGTCTTTATCTAAGGCAAGAAGTGCTAATACATCTTGTGGATTATAATGAATATCAGAATCGATAAACAAAAGGTGTGTATAACCAGAACGGAGAAATTCATCTACAAGGTAGTTTCTTGCTCGAGTAATTAGAGATTCATTGAATAGGAATGAAAACTTAGTTTCAACCCCATATTTTGCCATTGTTGTTTGTAAGTCCAATGCTGACTTGACATAAAGACCATGTGACATGCCACCGTACATAGGTGTGGCAATAAACAGTTTGTTCTTTTTTAGTTCTTCGACTTTAACTTGTATTTCCATAATATATCCATAAAATAAAAAGGGGGAGTAATATTATATATATCACTCCCCCTAAGGCTACCTAAGGTATATTAGGCGAAAGCACGTTCACCTTGTGAACGGATTGCTTGAATGCCAGCAGCGACAATGCGCTTTGTTGGTGTTCCAAGGCGATAGAAAGAAACTTTCTCACCACTTGATGTAACACGGCTGTTCAAGTAGATGGCATTGCCATCGTTACGCAACTCATTGATAGTTGCTGATGGGTTTGCAACACCAAAAACACTCTGCATCTTAGTAGGTGTTAAGGTGTTGTAAGAACCCGATTTTGACAAATATGCCAATACTTTATTTTTTGCACTCATTATGAATACTCCAATTTTAGTCTCTCAAAAAAAGAACATCTGAGAGGAGACTGTTCTCTCAAATCAAATAATATTATAACAGAAGCCGTGCTAGTTGTCAACACTTAGCACGGCAAATCTTTCAATTAGAAAGGAACTTCGTCACTTGTACCTGTTTCTTCAATAGGTATTACATCAACGGCATCAAGATTAATACCAGCATCAACTTTGGTATACAAGTCAAGGAAGGATGCCTTTGTATCTTCATCAAAGCGATTCAAGCAAAGGCCAATTGCCTTCATCTTATCACCAAAGATACCGAAAGTGGAAACAATATGCACTAAACGGCGAGTAGAAATCACTTCATCACATCCACCGTCAGCGAATGTTTTGCGAATGGCATCTGCCCATGTAACGAGTTTTTCAGCAAAATCATCATCTGCACGACCGGCAGATTCTAATTCTTTCTTCATAATCTTACGTTCAATGTTAACTGGCGGCCATTGTTGTTCATAAGTATTTGGGAATCGTTCAAGGAACGCCTCATTCAATACGTTAGTAAACATATAACGACCATCATCTGAACCTTTACCTTTAGTATTTGCAGTAGCGAATACAGTAAATCCTAATGCAGGTGTAATCAATTCACCTTTCTTTTTCAACATGAAAGGTTTGCCTTCAAGCACACGTTGCAATGAAGCAAGATTCTGAGCACCGTAATCAATTTCATCGATACACAAAACAGCACCTTGACGAGCAGCCGTTGTAACAGGACCGTCACGCCATTCCATATTGCCATTAATCAGAACATAGTTACCAAGTAAATCACCTTCATCAGTTTCAGGTGTCATGGAGATACAAATGAATTTACGTTTAGCCTTAGCACATGCCTGTTCAATAGACATTGTTTTACCGTTACCAGAATGACCAGTAACAAAGACAGGAAAGAATTGTTGTGATTTTACAATAGAAACAATATCTTCAAAGTCACCAAAGGGCACATAATTTTTATATGCAGAAGGAACTAAATTTATAGAATCCAAATCTGTAGCGATGTTGGAAATTTTACTTGAAGATTTATCTACAGGTTTAATCATAGGTATAACTTGAGCTTGTAAAGCAATTGTTGAAGAAGGAACACGATACATTCCTCGAGCAACTCTGTTTGATTCATCTTTAGTGAACCATTGGGCACTACGGATGCCCATTTTTTGACATAGTAGTTTAATTTCGGAACGACTTACTTCGGACTTACCGAGCGCTTGTAGATTAGAAATAAACTTATCACGAATTTCAACACGATTTGACATAATATAAAAAAAGACCTTTGTTAATCAGATGGTACCATTATAACACAACTACAACAGAAGTCAAGCCCCTGTTGTTTTTATGCAACACTTATACAGCAATACCTTGAATGAATTTAGAGACTAAAACACGGTTAACTTGTTTACCGCGGTTGAATTTCATAAACGCATTTTTCAATTTATTAGCTGTAACTTTTCCTTCAATTTCAATTTCTTCTTTGTCAACAACAAGGTTATCACCACCAGCAATCATAAAGAAACTGGTATAATTTTTCTTGTTAGAAACAATGAATTTTTCACTTCGAAACTTACTTTGAATTTTCCTGCCGAGGTCGTAACCAGCAATTCGATCCGTGTTTTGAACTTCACGGATTGTAAGTCCATTTTCATTAACATACATTCTTTCGATTGCATGTTTTGCCCGACCCTCAATAATATAAAAACCAAACACTTTAGAATGAGTGGTTTTATTAAACCAACTCAAAACGGTTTCAAATGTAGCACAAGAAGTTTTAGAATCAATCATCTGTTCTTCATATTGAAACTTCTTATCACGGAGAATCACATTAACATATGATGGCCAATATGAATTGTATTTGCCTTCACTATTTAAGTATGAATTATTACCATCTGCATCACCGTCATGTACAATTACTAGATTGGTAAGATCCAGATTATTAACTTTCTTGAAGTTTAACATAATATCACGACACACAACAATTGCTTGTGTTAGTGGTGTATTGGATAAACTCTCACTTCTTGGGCGAGAAACTAGGCGACTATGACGA